CGGTCGCCGTCCTCTGCCCGGCGGTCGGCGCCGGCAAGATCTCGACGGGCCGCTTCGTCGCGACGTACACGCCGCCGCTCTCGGAGCCCCTCGGCACGCATCGGGTGCGGTGGTTCTTCAAGCTCACGCTCGCGAGCCCGGAGCAGTCATTTCAGGAGGAGTTCGAGGTCCTGCCCGAGCTCACCGCGACGGGCGAGAGTGGCTACGCCCTCGTGGCCGACGTCCGCGCCGAGGGCGTCACGACCACGATGGCGACGGACCAGCAGGTCTTCGCCGCCATCGCGCGCGCGAGCCGGTTCATCGACCGGGCGACCGGGCAGTTCTTCGAGCCACGCACGCGCGTCTACCACCTCGACGGGACGGGCACGCCGACGCTCTTCCTCGACACGCCGGTCATCGCGGTCTCGGAGGTGCTTGAGGACGACGAGCCCGTCGACGCGACCGAGCTCAAGGTCTACGCACGGGTCATCTCCGAGCAGCTCCTCGCGCCGGACGACCGGATGAACCCGCGCCTCGAGTTCTGGGCGAACGGCTCCGCCTCCCGCACGCGGGAGGTCGACCGGCGTCGGTGGCGTCCGGGGCAGCAGAACATCCAGGTCTCCGGCGTCTTCGGCTACACGGACCCGGACCCGCCGAGCATGACCGGCAAGACGCCGGAGCTCATCCGTCGGCTCTGTGTGCTCATGGTCCTGCGCGACTACGCGCCCCGCCTGAGCGCCGCGTCGCGCGACGCCCTCCTCGCGAGCTCGGTGCTCGAGGAGCGGACGCGCGACCAGTCGGTCAAGTACGGCGGGCGGCGAGCGCTGATGGCCAGCGGCAGCTTCGGCGCGACGCCCTGGACCGACGACCCCGAGGTCAACGTGCTCCTCGACATGTACCGCTGCACCCCGGTCGTGAGGACGACGACCTGATGGGCTACCGGGGGCGCCTCATCGAGCCGTTCATCGCGACGGTCCACCGCGTGGATACGAGCGGCACTGAAGCGGTCGCCGGCGGCGGCTACGACCCTGACTTCCGCGCGACCAAGCACAGCTACCCCGGCAACGTCGGCGCGCGCGCGTCGACGCGACGCGAGCTCGCGCCTGTCGACCTCAGGTGTCAGGTCGAGATGGGGCGCTGGGAGAACCAGCGCCAGGTCGCGAGCGGCAACGCCCCCGACTCCGACCTCACCCTCGTCTTTCACTTCCGCGAGCTCGAGGCGCTCGGGCTCGTGGACTCGGTGAGTGGCGACGCGCTCCTGCGCGTCAACGACCGTCTCTCCGAGATCAAGCGGGTCTCGGACGGGCTGCGCGTGCAGGCCGTGAGGAACCCGCCGGGCCTCTTCGCGACTGAGGTTCAGCCCGCGGCGTTCGGGCTCGGCGGTGAGCGTAACCTGCTGATTGTGGTCTTCGCGGACCGACCCCAGGGATTGACCACGTGAGGCTGTTGTGGAGCGGAGCTTCGATGGTATGTTTTGCCCATGGCAGTGCGCCTCATCGGTGACTGGGCGAAGGCGGCGAAGATCACCGAGACGATGGACAAGCGCTTCCACGCGGCCGCCGAGCAGGCTTTGTTGCGCGAGGGCCACTACCTCCGGGGCAAGGTAGTCCAGAACATCACGAGCGGTGGCGCGCTCGCAGGCAAGCCGTTCGCGCCGCTGTCGCCGGCAACGCTCGCGATCCGGAAGTTCACCGGCTTCGGCGGCTCGAAGATCCTCATGCGCACCGGCTCGCTCCGTAACTCGGTCGTGGTGCGCAAGGTCGGCTCGGCCGTCTTCGTCGGCGTCATGCGCAAGAGCGGCAAGGGGGCGAACATCGCCGAGATCCACGAGTTCGGCGCGGGCCCGTTCACCGTGGTGATGACCGCGCGTCAGCGTCGGTTCCTGATGGCCGCGCTCTCATCGTTCGGTGGCGCGCCGAGCCCAGGCAAGGGGGGCGGCGTGCTCGTGATCAAGATCCCGGCGCGCCCGTTCATGTCCCCCGTATTCGAGAGGTTCGCCAAGCCGGCTGACGTGAAGCAGCGCTTCTGGGCGCATGTCTCAGGGGCGCTCGGTGGCGACCTCGGGAAGTGAGGTAGGCTGCGCGCATGGCCGTCCCGACCATCGTGAGCGTGACGCCGAACGAGGGCCACAGCGGCGGCAAGACCCTCGTCGAGGTCGTGGGGACCAACTTCCGCGAGCCGACGCCCCCGCCCCCGACTGGGCAGACCACGCAGGTCTGGCCGCCCAGCGTGCGGGTCCTGTTCGGTGGACAGCCGGCCGCGAACATCACGGTGTGGGGACCGACCCAGCTCTACTGCCAGACCCCGGAGCGGGACGAGCTCGTCGTCGAGTCGGCGTGGACGAGCGTCGACGCGGTGACCGACACGTTCACGCTCGTGGCGCACGGGCTCGTGAACGGGACGGTCGTGCGGCTCGTCGAGGTCTCGGGCCCGCTGCCGGCCCCGCTCCTCGCCGAGACCGCCTACTACGTGGTCGGCGTCGCGGCGAACACCTTCCAGCTCTCGGCGACCTTCGCCGGCCCGGCCGTCGACGTCACCACTGCGGGCAGCGGCAAGGTGCTCTCGGTTGGCGCCTACGACGTCGTGGTCGAGAACATCGATGACGATGGCCTGCTCATCCCGGGCGAGACCGTCACGGCGGCGAAGGCGTTCACGTTCCGGCGCCCGGACCTCGGCGTCGAGGGTGACCTCACGCGCGTCGTGCGCGCCATGCTCCGAATGCTCAAGCGCCAGGTGCTTGAGAACGTGGCGTGGGTCACGCACACCGACTACGACGCCGCGACCGGGGACCTGCTCAACCTCGCTTACGTCCAGCGGCTCCCGGCGATCGTGCTCGCGAACCTCGAGACCCCGGACGACCCGGAGCACCGCGTCGAGTACGACACAGACTTCGAGGTCGCGGGCGGGCGGTTCGTCGAGCGCCGGCCGCCGGTGGTCGTCACGGTCAAGTACGACCTCATCGGCGTCTCGGACGACCCCATCGAGATCCTGAACCTGGTCCAGGTGGTCCGAACCTTCTTCCGCAAGAACCCCTACCTCGTCGTCAACCGGAGCTCGACGGACCCCAGCCTCGGGCAGGTCCGCTACGACATGGAGTGGCGCTTCGTGGGCTCGGTGGCGGTCACGCACCAGGGGGACAACTCGAACGTCGAGAGCTTCTCCGGCGAGGTCAGGATCCGAGGGGTTCTCTTGGAGGACATGCCGGGGGTCACGACGGCGAAGGTACCGGGCATCCCGGCCGAGTTCTCTCACGAGGCGACCACCCGGTTCGGGTACGTCTCGGCGGACGACGCCACCGCGACCGAGGTCACCACGCAGGCCAAGCCCGAATCTTGATCCCCGCGGTAGTTCTGTTAGCTTCGTGCCGTGAAGACCGTCACGCTCGCGAACCAGACTCGCGCGACGCTCGTCCTGAACCTGCCCCACGACGTCGTGCCTGAGATGGCGTCGCGCGCGGTCGTCGGCACGCGCGACCACGACGCGGCGACGGGGGAGCGCACGGTGCGCGCGCACCGCAAGCGGATCTCCGGGTCCGTGACCCTCCTACCGAAGGGCATCGAGGGGGACATGGTTCGGGGGCTCCCGTTCTCGGTCATGCGGTCGCCGGACGTCCAGCGTGCTCTGAACGCGTGGCCGCCCAAGCTCGCGGCCAAGGTGCTCGACCCGGCGGCGCGCGAGGCCGAGGAGAAGGACCTCGCCGCGGCGGCGAAGAAGAGTGGCGAGGCGATGCGGCTGGCGAGGGAGCAGGCGGCGAGGAAAGCGACCAAGCTCGCCAGGGCGGCCGGCACCCCGGAGCCGAGGCCCGAGGGCAACGGGACGAAGGCGGCTGGGCGCGTGGCGCGCCCGGCGGGCAAGGAGTGATCGATGGCCAATCTCGCCTCCGAAGTTCAGATCATCGAGGAGCAGCCGACCGTCCGGCGCATCGCGGCGACGGCCGTCCTCCGGTGCGCCGGTGAGGGTGTGACCGAGCGCGGGCCCCTGGGCTCGACCGGCCCGTATGCCAGCTACTCGGAGTGGAGCAAAGTCTACGGGGGCTACACCGCGCTCTCGCTCGAGAGCGTGGCGGCGGTCGTCGGCTTCTTCGACAACGGCGGCACCCAGCTCTACTGGTCCCGCGTCGTCCACACGACGACCGTCGGCGACCCGACGACGAAGACGAGCGTGGCCGGGACGCTGAACCTCCTCACCGCGGCGGCGTCCCCGAGCGCCGGCTTCGCGCAGAGCGTCGCGCAGCCGTTCAACCTCGAACCGGGCGATGACCTCGACATCGCGATCGATGGCGGGGCCCCTGTCACAGCGACGTTCAGCGCGACCGCGGCGAGCCGCGTCACGGCGAACGCGGAGCCCTTCACGCTTGCGAACGGCCAGACGCTTCAGATCGCGGTGAACGGGGGGGCGACGTTCACCAAGACCTTCGCGACGGCCGAGTTCGCGAGCATCGCGGCGGCCACCGCCGAAGAAGTCGTCGCAACGCTCAACGCCTTCTTCGCGGCGAACGAGCTCCCCGCGGTGGCCTCCGGGACCACGACCGTCACGATCACGACGAACCGGCGCGGCACCGGCGCGATCGTCAACATCGTCGGCGGCACGGCAGTCGGTGCTTCCCCGCTGCTTCAATTCACCACGGGCGCTCTCGCCGGGACGGGCAACGTCGCGAACATCGACGCGGTGACCGCGGCCGAGGCGGCGGGCCTGATCCAGACTGCCGTCGGCGCGACCGCGGTCGTCACGACCCCGAGCGGGACCGTGCTCATCACGAGCGCGACGACCGGCCCGGCCAGCTCGGTCCAGGTCCAGGCCTCGTCTACGGCCGACGATGAGTTTGGCTTCGACAACGCCACGCACTCGGGCCTTTCCGGCGCGGCCGTCAACACGCTCCTCGTCACCGCCAAGACCGACGGCACCTACGCCGGCGACGTGCGCCTGGTCGTCGCAGCCGCGACCGATGGCAACGCGGACCGCTTCAACTTCTACGTCGAGGTCAAGGGTGTCATCGCTGAGCGGTGGTTCAACGCCTCGATGCTCGACGCGGACGCCGCCTACATCGAGACGCTCGTCAACGACGCGACCACCGGCTCGGACTACGTGACCGTGAGCGACCTGGACGTCCAGGGCGTCGGCGGGACGGCGGCCCAGCAGCGGCCAGCCAGCGGCACCTTCGGCCCGCTCACCGGCGGCGGCGATGGCCTGGTAGGCCTGGCTGACTCGGACTTCACAGGCGGCGAGACGGTGAACGGCTCGACCGGCTTCCGGACCTTCGACGACAAGGCGATCGATGTCTTGATCGTGCCCGGCCGTGCGACGAGCGCGGTCCACAACGGGATGATCACCTACTGCGAGATCACCCGCGCGGGCCTGGTCTTCGCCGTGATGGACCCGCCCGCGAACCAGACCGCGGCGCAGATCGTCGCGTACGTCGAGACGACCGCGAGCCTGCTCGAGTCCTCCGAGTACGCGGCGATCTACTGGCCACGGGTCAAGGTGGCGAACCCGGACAGGGCCCTCTTCGGGACTGATGCCACTGTTGTTGTTCCCCCGAGCGGCCACCTCGCTGGGATCTACGCGCGCAACGACGCGCGCAAGGTCGGCGGCGCCTTCGAGCAGCCAGCCGGCATCGAGTTTGGGGTCCCGCGCAGCGTGCTCGGCCTCGAGATGGACGAGGTGCGGAAGAAGGCCAAGCGCGAGCTGGTCTTCCCGAAGAACGTCAACCCGATCTCGAAGGAGGACGGGACGCCCATCTTCGTCGACGGCGCACGCACGCTCAAGGGCACGGGCAACTGGGGCTCCGTCGGCCAGCGGCGCGGCGTCATCTTCGTCGAGCAGCGGCTCATCCCGGGCCTGGCGTTCATGCGCCACCGGAACATCAAGGACAAGCTCTACAAGGAGGGCGAGCGCGCCGTCACCCTGTTCCTCCTCGAGCTGACGCGAAACGACGCGTTCAAGTCGACCGACCCGAAGAAGGCGTTCTTCGTCGACTTCGGTCCGGGCTTGAACCCACCGAGCGTGCAGGCGCAGAAGAAGATCGTCGCGCGGATCGGCCTCGCGACGAGCGAGCCCGCGGAGTTCGTTGTCCTGCTGGTTGGGCCGGACACGCGCGCTCTGGACGAGGAGCTCGCGGCCCTCGCCGCCTGACAGGAGACGACGATGGCTGTCCAAGGAACGCCTCGCGGGTACGACAAGAAGTTCCTATTCGCCGTCGAGATCGATGGGCTCGACGTCGCCTGGTTCGAGAGCGTCTCCGGGCTCGAGGCCGAGGTTGGCGTCGTAGAGCAGCACGAGGGCGGCAACATCAACGTCGCCGACCAGAGCCCTGGCAAGGTCAAGTTCTCGGCCATCACCCTGATGGTCGGCGCGACCGACAACTCCGAGCTCTATGACTGGTGGCTTCAGGTAGTCGACGCGGCCGCGAACGTCGGCCTGGTCGACGCCGAGTACAAGAAGAACCTCTCGATCGTGCAGAAGGATCGCGACGGCTCCGAGAAGCGGCGCTTCAACCTCTTCGAGGCGTGGCCGTCGAAGTACAAGAGCGGCGAGTGGGACGCGAAGGCTGAGGAGAACGTCATCGAGGAGGTGACGCTCACCTACAAGTACTACGAGCGTCAGAACGCGTAGGCCCGACGCGGGCCGAGCAGAACCGCTAGCGCGGCCATGGCGTGCCTCCTAGCTCCGACTCCAGGAGAAGGCGCACATGCCCACGTTGCAGGCCCCCAGTGGGCTCGTCGGCGATGTCAGGAAGATCAAGGGCACCGAGCTGATCAAGCTCGCTGAGCGAGTCGACGACACCGGACCTGACGGCGGCTTCGGCACGGTGCTCTCAGGGTGCTGGCTGTGCACGACGGACCCGGGTCCATACTCGTTCGTGCAGGCGGGCGACGCGAAGCCCGACTGGTCGCGCATGCTCAAGGGCGACACGCTCTACGCGTTCGTCTTCATGCGCCAGATCTCGATGCCAGACGGCGACGACTACGACTTCGACGTCCACTGCGAGGAGTGCCGCAGGCGCTACGGCTGGACCGTCCAGCTCTCCAAGCTGGCGGTCAAGAAGCTGCCCGCGGCCAGCGGCGAGAGGGTGCGGGCGGGCGAGCCCTTCGAGGCGAGGCTCCCCGACGGGCGCGTTGTTCGGTTTGGGCTCCAGACGATCGCGCAGGAGGCGCCGATCACGAAGCTGATGCGGCAGCAGAAGCGCCAGCAGGCGACGATGATCGACGCGCTCGTCGGGCAGATCATCTCGATCGACGGTGTGGGTCCGGACATTCGCGCGCGCCACCGCGCCGTCTCCGACCTCGACATGGACGACCTCTACGGGCTCCGCGAGCAGTTCGACGAGCATGACTGTGGGCTCGAGACGTCGATCCAGACGCGGTGCACGAACCGCGAGTGCCGGTGGGAGCAGGACGTCAACCTCCCTTTAGGCAGGACGTTCTTTGCTCGTCGTCGTCGGGCGAGGGAGATCGAGACGGACGAGGAGAACGAGGGACTCGCCACGGAGATCTCGTCCGACAGCTCTTCGCGGGCGTCGACACCGAGTGGGTCTGGCGGCTCTTCGACCACCTCCTCTGGTCGCAGCATGGGGGGAGTGGGTACAATCTCACGCGCGGAGATCTCCTAGAGATGACCCTCGACGAGCTCGTCTGGTATGCGAGGCGCTCGAACGAGCACCGCAGAGGTGAGTCTCAGGCCCTCGAGCGGGCCTACCAGAGGAAGAAGTAGTTGGCGCTCAATCAGCTACTTGCGGCGGTGCTTCTTGCCAGCAGCGTTGCTGCTCACGCCGGGGGCGTGGTTGGGGATGCCGAGCCGCCTCTTCTCGGCGGCGTCTCGCGGGGCGACGAGTGGCCCGCCGGTGAATAGCCTTGGAGTCAAGCCGTGGCTTTGAACCAATTGGGCTTAGGATTTTTGTTCACGGCGACCGACCTCGCGAGCGGCGTCATGGGCAAGGTACGCAACGGGTTCGCCCAGACGCGCGACGAAGCCGGCAAGTTCGGCACGCGCAGCAAGGAGGCGTTTCAGACGTTCGCGCGCGGCGCGAGCATGATGACCGCCGGCGTCGGCGGGCTCATGGCGTTCGGCGCGGCATCGGCGAAGGCGACCGAGTTCGGTCACCAGATCGCGCGGGTACGGACCGTCATCGACGAGGCGTCCCTCTCGACGCAGGACGCACGCGACGCGACGATGGGCCTCGCAGCGACGTACGGGGTCTCGGCGCTCCAGCAGGCTGACGCGCTCTACGAGACCATCTCGGCGGGCATCACCGACGCGACCCAGGCGACGCAGCTCCTCGATGTTGCGAACCAGTTCGCAGTCGGTGGCACGACCGACCTGAAGGGCGCCGTCGACGTGCTCACGAGCGCGGTCAACACGTACTCGGACACCGGGCTCACGGCGAAGGACGCCTCCGACCAGATGTTCACGGCCATCGCGGCCGGCAAGACGACCGCCGCAGAGCTCTCGCAGAGCCTGGGCGAGGTCGCGCCGACGGCCCACGCCGCGGGCGTTGGGTTCGACGAGCTTCAGGCGTCGATCGCCGCGCTCACGGTGCAGGGCATCAAGACGCCGCAAGCCGTGACCGGCCTGAACGCGATGCTCGCGAACCTCATGAAGCCGACGAGCGACGCGGCCGCCGAGGCGAAGCGGCTCGGGATCGAGTTCTCCGCGACGGCCCTCAAGAGCAAGGGGCTTCAGGGCGTGATGGGGCAGCTCGCCGGCAACACGAAGGTCAACGACGAGACGTTCGTGAAGCTGTTCGGCTCGATCGACGGCGTGAAGGCGGCGCTCGCCCTGTCCTCGAACGGGGGCGCGAAGTTCAACGAGATCATGGACCAGATGAGGAGCAGCTCGGGCGCCACGAAGAAGGCGTTCGAGATCATGTCGAACACGACGAAGTTCCAGGGCGACCGCTTCAACGCGCTCAAGGAGAACGCCCTCATCCTCATCGGTGACGCGCTCGAGCCGCTCAAGGTCTCGATCCTCAAGACCGTCAACTCGTGGGTCGAGGCGTTCAACAAGATGCCCAAGAGCACGCGCGACACGATCGTGAAGGCGATCGCGCTCTCGAGCGCGATCGTCGCGGCGGTCGGCGCGGTGCTCATGCTCAAGAGCGGGCTTTCGATCTTGTCGGCCGCCATGGGCCCCGTGTCCGCGGGCGCGTCTGGGATCGGCGCTGGCTTCCTCCCGCTCATTGGAATCGTCGGCGCCGTGGTCGTAGCAATCGCCGCGTTCAAGATCGCGTACGACGACAACCTCGGCGGGCTCGCAACGAAGATCGACGGCTTCATCGAGCCGATCAGGACGGCGTGGGACGCGCTCGTGCAGCTCTTCACGACGGGCACCCTCGACGAGGCGCTGACCCAGGAGCTCCTGAACGGGGACAACGCGGCGGTCAACTTCGCGGTCAAGGTGAAGCAGACCGTCGACAGCATCGTCGAGTTCTTCTCCGGCCTGGGGCGGGGCTTCGAGGAGGGCGTCAAGGCGGCCGAGCCGGTCTTCGAGGCGTTCGGCAACGCGCTCGACGAGCTCGGGGCAGCCTTCGGTGGGCTCGTCGATCCGGTCTCCGAGGTCGACGCTGGGTTTGGTGAGGCGGGCGCTTCGGGGGAGAGCGCTGGCGGCATGCTGGCGAGGCTCGCCGCGATCATCGTCGATGGGCTGACCATCGCGATCAAGATCGTCACCGGCTTCGTGTCCGTGTGGTACCTCATCTCCGACGCGTTCGGCGTCGTGGGCGACGCGTTCGGTGAGGTCGGAGCAGCCCTCGGTGAGGTCATGGCCGCCTTCTCGGGAGGGAACGACGCGGCGGTCACCGGATCTGGGGTGTGGCAGACCCTAGGCTCGATCCTCGGCGGTGTCGTCTCGGTGGCCATCCGCCTCGTCGGTTCTCAGATCTCGTTCGTCGCCGGCCTGCTGTCGAACTTCGCCCAGGTCGCCAGGGGCGTCGTCGACATCGTGGTCGGCCTCTTCAAGGGCGACTGGGCGCGGGTCTGGAAAGGTGCGCGGGAGATCGTCTCGGGCGTCGTGGCCGGCATCATCGACATGGTGCTCGGGATGGTCCAGTTCATTGCGGACGCGGCCGACGCCATCGGTGCAGCGTTTGGGCAGGACCTCGGGGCGGGCAAGGCGCTCAAGGAGTTCCGGGCGGGCGCTAAGGAGTTCGTGAAGGGGGCGATGGGATTGCCCCACACCGAGGCTGTGGCGCCTGCGGCGAACACCGCCGCAGCGATGTTCACGGCGGTCCCGGGAGCGGGGCTCGGCGCTGCCCCGGCGGTTGCGGCGGCGGGCGCGGCTCCGAGCGGACCCACCACCGCCGACTGGTCGATCGCATCGACCGCGGCGGCCACGGCGGCGTCGCGGGCGGCCATCAGAGCGATCCCTCCCTCGGTCGTCGAGGTCAACATGACGCTCAACGAGGAGGTCCTCGGGCGAGCGATGGTCAGCACATCGGCTCGGGCGCATGGCGCAACGAGCGTGGACGTGGGGTAGGTCATGGGCGGGCTCACCCAACGACCCGAGCGGATGACGCTCGCCAACCTCGAGACGGGCGACGTCATCACGGCACAGTTCAACCCGGTCGAGATCAAGGAGTCGCTCGGGGTCAACTTCGAGCGGCTCGAGATCCTCGGGCTCTCGCACAAACCGCTTCAGTACAAGAACACCGACAACCTCCAGATCCAGTTCGACCTCGGCTTCGACGCGATCTCGGAGCGGGACGTCGTGTTCACGACCAGCGCGCCGGCCGACGGCGACAATGTTGGGGTCAACGCGACGGGCGGCGCGCGCAAGTTCCTCCTGCACCTGTGCTACCCGCGCAAGGGCGCGCAGGACGTCTCGCGCGGTGGGCCACCGCGCGTCTACATGTTCTGGCCGAACCTGTACGCGCTCACGTGCCGGATCGTGAAGCTCGAGCTCGAGCACAGGCGCTTCGCGCTCTCGATGGATCCGGTCAACTTCACGGCGAAGGTGTCGATCGAGGAGGCGAGCAGCGTGCGGATCTTCTCCGAGGACATCCTGGGCAGCGGCACCCTGAAAGGCACGTGATGCCCCCCGGCAAGTTTTCCCGTCACCGCTTCTCGACCGCGGAGACCGACGCGGCCGGCAAGCTCTTCCTCTTGGACCGCAGTCGCTTCGGGTTCGTCGACCGACCCGACAACCGGCAGCACGTGGTGATGTTCGGTGACACGCTCTTCAACCTCGCGGGCCGGTACTTCGCGCCGCTGCCCCGTGCGGCGGGCTTCTGGTGGGTGATCGGCGACTTCAATGGCGTGCACGACCCGACGATCGAGCTCGTGCCCGGAACCATCCTCACGATCCCCAGCATCCGCACCTTGCAGGAGGAGATCCTGAACGAGCGGCGGCGCAGGCAGGAGACGTAGCGCATGCCCGGCCTCGATCCGATCTTCTTCGTGCGCGTCTCGCCGAGCGGGAAGCACCCCGAGCGCGTCGACCAGACCTCACGCATCCGCTCGCTCGAGTACGAGGACGACGAGGCGAAGGCTGACCGGCTCAAGCTCTCGGTCGACAACTACGACCTGTCCAACTTCGACGCGCCGATCTGGAGGACCGGGAACCACCTGGAGGTCTCGTGGGGCTACGAGGGCAACATGAGCCCGACCCGCCAGATGAAGATCCAGAAGGTGACCGGCTCGCTCGTGCTCAGCGTCGAGGCGCTCGACGAGAGCGTCGTGATGAACAAGGTCCCGGGCGGGGACGCCAAGGGGCGCGGACGAACCTTCGAGAAGATGTCGCACTCGGCCGTCGCGGAGCAGATCGCCGGCGAGTACGGCTTCACCGGCGAGTTCGTGCACGTCGAGGACACCAAGGAGGCCATGACGGAGATCACCCAGTCGACGCGCATGACCGACGCGCAGCTACTCCAGAGCCTGGCGAAGCGCTACGGCTACCAGTTCTACGTCGACTTCGACGGCTTTCACTTCCACCCGCGCCGGCTCGACAAGAAGCCGCTCCGGAAGTTCACCTACTTCGTCGACCAGACCCGCGGCGACATCATCTCGTGGAACATCGAGAACGACATCTACGGGGGCAAGACGGGAGCCGTCGTGGTCAAGGGCATCGACCCGTTGAAGAAGGGCGCGAACAAGGGGATGTTCACGGCCAGGGCGGACAACTCGACCGAGACGAAGCGGACGACGCTCGCCGGCGCCGGCGGGCTCCGCGCTGCCGTGGGCAAGGGGAAGATCTCGTACCATGACACCGAGGAGCAGGCGCGCGCGGCCGGCACCGCGATCATTCCGACGACGGAGAAGACCGAGGCGTCTGCCAAGAGGCAGGCTCAGGGCATCTTCCAGAAGGCTCAGCTTCAAGCCGTGCAGCTCACCATGGAGTGTGTCGGCGATCCGGCGATGCTCGCCAAGAACAACATCGAGGTCGAGGGCATCGGCAAGACGATCTCGGGCGTCTACCACGCCACGACCGTCACGCACAAAGTCGGAGCGGGCTACAGGATGACCGTCAAGTGCAAGCGCGACGGCAAGGCGAGCGACGCGACGGCGCAGGGGCAGGACTTCACGAAGGACAAGCCGAAGCCGGAGGAGGAGAACACCGGCAAGCCGAACACGCAGAAGCCAGACGAGCAGGACTCGACCAAGAGCGGCGGCGCGCCCGACAAGCTCACGGCGAAGGTCGAGGGCGGCAAGGTCGTCTACGTGCAGGGGGGCTAGATGCTCAGCTCGATCGAGGACATCCAGGCGGGCAACCTGCGCTACTACGCGGCCTACCACGGGCGCGTCGAGGACGCGGACGACCCCGAGGGCCTGCACCGCGCCCGCATCACGATCCCGGGCCTCGTCGAGCCGAGCAACTGGGCGTTCCCGATCACGGCCGGCGGCGGCTCCGCGCAGCGCGGCGGGCACGTCGCGCCGCTCAAGGGCGCCGACGTCGTGGTGTGGTTCCTCGGCGGCGACCTCGAGCGGCCGATCTACGCCGGTGGGTGGTGGGGCAAGCCCGACGACGGCGGCGAGATGCCGACCGACGTCAAGGAGTTCGAGGGCGCGCCCGCCGAGGCGGCGAAGGTGCAGAGCCTCGAGTTTGAGCGGCTCAAGATCACGGTCGACGAGCGCGACGGCAAGCGCGCGCTCTCGATCCAGAACAAGGTCAGCGGGGACTTCATCACGCTCGACCTCGAGAACCACGGCCTCCACGTGAGGATGTCGACCGCTGTGCTCATCGAGGTACTCGGGGTCTTCGACGTGAAGGCCGCGCAGATCACGCTCAACGATAGGCTCGTCCTCTCGGACAGCAAGGCGATCGGCTGATGGCCATCGACCTCCTCCCGGACCTGACTAGCACGTGCGTCGAGCTCGTCTCGGGCAACGGTGAGCTGTGCATCCGCTTCCCAGGTGGCGCGCAGATCTGCGCGTCGATGAACGCGACCGAGCTCGGGGACCTGGGCGAGATCGCGAAGAGCCTGCTGGCGCAGGCGAACACGGCGCTCGCGCCGCTCCAGCCGTTCTTCAACCTGCTCGACGTCATCAAGGCCATCTTCGACTGCATCCAGGCGATCCCAGACGCGCTCGGCCCGCCGCCCGACCCGAGCGGGATCATCGCGTGCGTGCCCAACCTAGCGAAGGCGGTCGAGAAACTCCTCAAGCTCATCCCGCCGATCCCGATCTTCGAGCTCGCGAAGGACATCCTCCACGTCATCATCACGGCGCTCCAGGGCATCCGGGCGAAGCTCCTCGCGATGCTCCGCCAGCTCGAGCGGATCGCGGCCGCTGCCCTTGCGGCCACCACGCTCGGCAGCCTCCAGCTCCAGCTCGTCGTCGACTGCGCGCAAGGGAACATCGACGCGCAGATGGCGAACATGAACGCCGGGATGGCGCCGCTGAACCGGCTCATCGGTCTGCTCAACGTGCTGCTTCAGCTCGCGGGGCTCGACTGCATCCCGGCGCTCGGGGACTTCGGCGAGCTCAGCGAGGCAATCTTGGCCCCGCTCGACGCCGTGATCTCCCTGCTTCAGCAGCTCCTCGCCCTCATCCCGACCCTGGACCTCGTGCTGCCCGAGGTCGTTCCGGGGCAGTGCCTCTAGTATGCTCGCCCGCGCCCGCTGAGGAGACCCCATGGCCTACACGCAGAACCACGTCGTCGTCCCCAACTTCCCCCCGGTCACGTCGGCAAACATCTTCAATCTGTTCTGGAAGCTCACGCGCGGGCTCAAGAAGGCGGGCTGGAAGTACCTCGCCTCGGGCGACGGCGCGACCAAGGACACGAGCGCCGACCCGAAGAGTGACAAGTGGAACGGCACGGGCGTCGGGGCGACGGCGGGCGTCGTCACGAATGTGGGCGCCGCCGCCGCGAGCATCGCCGCCCCGACTCGAGGACGCGCGACCATCACGGGCCTGACGGGGATCGTCGCGGGCGACAAGGGCAAGTTTCTGGTCATCTCGGGCGCGGCGACGGGCGCGAACAACAACGCGCACCAGATCGAGGAGATCGTCTCAGCGACGAGCGTCCGGATCGACGCGCGCAACTTCGCCGTCGCGAGCGACGCGAACAATGGCGCGCTCACGTGGGAGGTCCGCGACCCGGCCAACTCGGGCGAGACCTACCCGTCCGCGACGCTCGACGCGGTGCAAGCGTGGTGGTGCGCGCGCGGGCCAAGCACGCTCAAGATCCCGATCACGAGCGCGCCCGTCGCCGGGCCGAGTGGCTTCACGTTCGTGCGCGGCGAGAACGTGGTCCAGGCGACGACGGGCGCCGAGGGCGAGGTCCTCGGCTTCGTCTTCGACTCGGGCGCGGGCTACCTGGTCGTCGCGCCCCGCCTGCGCGGCACTGGCTCAGGCGTCTACGGCTGGGACACGGCCAACGTCGTCACGGGCAGCGTCTCGGGCGCGACCGTCACGCAGGTCGGGACGGCGCTCGAGTTCAGGCACGAAGTCGTCCTCTGGAAGAACACGAACCAGACCGAGGGCTCGATCTTCCACGCGGTCTACGAGCCGGTCGCCGAGGGCGCGCTCAACTCGTTCCTCACCATCGCGGCGCAGGCTGGGTGCACGGCGGCCATCGCACCGGGTGGCTCGACCGCGACCGCGAACAACGGCTCGAACAACGGCTTCCCGACCTTCGGCTGGGTCCAGTGGGGCTCGGCCGTGACGGGCGGCGCCGCGCACGAAAACTGGCACGGGTCCAACTCCGCGCAGACGATCGCCAACGCGCAGATCATGTGCGCCGACCTCATCGAGGAGGAGGACTACTCGGCCGACGGCTCGTGGGTCCACGCGTTCCACAACACAGCTATCGCCGGCGGCGGCTACGCCGGCTACGCGTTTCAGCGCTGCGACGACGGCGAGGACGGCGACCTCGACCCGTACGTGAGCATGTGCCCGTC